GAGGAGATCGCGCCGAAGGTGCAGCATGACGCATGAGGGTGCAACTCCAGCCGCTGTCCTCGATCCTGCACCCGTCGCAGTTGACGGTCGATGCGGCTCTCGCGCGGTTCAGCGTCCTTGAGATCGGACGCCGATGGGGCAAGACCACCTACGGCAAGGTCAAGGCGCAACGCGCCGCGATCTATCGCCGCAAGGTCGGCTGGTTCGCCCCGACGTACAAGTACCTTGCCGACCCCATGCGCGATATCGAGCGCGCGCTTGCGCCCGTGACTGCGCGCATGGACCGCGTCGAGAAGCGGCTGGAACTCGTCACGCGCGGCGTCATCGACTTCTGGACGCTTGAGGACGTGGACGCCGGACGTGGCCGCGACTACGACCTGATCGTGGTCGACGAGGCGGGGTTCGTGCCGCACCTCCTCGAATGGTGGCGCAACGCGGCGCGTCCGACGCTGTCAGACCGCAAGGGGACCGCGCTCTTCCTCGGAACGCCGAAGGGGACGGGCGACTTCCACCGTTTGTTCACGGAGGCCGAAGGTGACACGACTGGAACGATGCGGGCCTTTCGCATCGGAACGCGACAGAACCCGCACATTGACCCGGACGAAGTCGAGGCGGCTCGGCGCACGCTCCCGCCGGAGGTCTTCGCGCAGGAGTACGAAGGCGTCCCAGCAGAGGACGGCGGCAACCCGTTTGGACTCGACGCGATCCGCGCGTCCATCGGCGAGATGTCCAAGCGTCCGGTCGAATGCTTCGGCGTCGATCTCGCGAAGAGCCAAGACTACACAGTGGCCGTTGGCCTCGACTCCGATGGAGCCGTCGCGCATCTCGACAGGTGGCAAGCACCGTGGTCCGTCACGCGCGAGAGACTGGCCGCGCTCATCAAGGACAGGCCAGCGCAGATCGACTCGACGGGCGTAGGCGATCCAATCGTTGAGGATCTACGCAAGGTCTGCAAGCGCGTCGAAGGCTTCAAGTTCACCTCGCCGTCAAAGCAACAGTTGATGGAAGGGCTTCAGATCGCCGTGCAGAATCGGGACATCCGGATACCCGATGGCTGGCTCCGCGCTGAACTTGAGTCATTCGGCTACCGATACTCCGGAAGGACCGTCTCCTACGAGGCGACGGCTGGTCACGATGACGGCGTGTGCGCGCTTGCGCTTGCCGTCCATGCGCGGCGTCAGCGCAAGCCACCTCCAATCCTGAAGGTCATTTGATGTCGATCCTATCCCGGCTGCTGGCGAAGACGGTCAACGACGCGCGGAAGTGGATCGCGACATCGACTCGCGTCTTGTCAAGCGACTCCGTGCGTCCCGCGTTCTCGCCGCAGACGGCGGTCAGGTACTACGGGTCGTGGATCTACGCGGCGGCGAACCTCAACGCCTACGCGGTCGCCTCGCAGCCGCTGCGCCTGTACGTCAGGAACCGCAGCGCCGGTACGAAGCTTTGGAACACGCGCAAGGCAGGACGCCGCACCAAGGCGTATCTGTCGGGTTCTCTCGACCAACTCCCGTCGCGGTACGCGATGACGAAGGCCGCAGAGTACGGGGATGACTACGAAGTGGTCACCGACTCGCACCCGGTCCTCGACCTGTTGTCGAAGGCGAACCCGTGGCAGAACGGCTTCGAGCAGACCGTCTTGCGCGTGCTTTACCTTGAGTTGACTGGCAACGCGTACCTCCATCCGGTCATCGACCGTAGGCTCGGCGTGCCTGTGCAACTGTGGACCATGCCTTCTCCGTGGGTCGAGATCGTCCCCGGCAAGGAGGAGTTCATCGACGGATACCTGTACGGCGTGTCGTTTGAGAAGCGCGCGTTCTTCCCGGTCGAGGAAGTGATCCACTTCAAGCGACCGAACCCGAAGGACGTGTACTACGGCATGGGGAAGGTGGAAGCGGCGTGGGGCGCGGCGACGAACAACGAGTCGCTGCACGACATGGACTACCACTGGTTCGTGAACAAGGCCCGACCTGACTACCTGCTGACGATCAAGGGGGACGCCAGCGCGGATCAGATCGAGGCCTTCGAAGCGCAGATCGACAGCAAGTTGCGCGGCGCTCGGCGCACGGGTCGATTCCTCACGGCGACGGCTGACATCGACATCAAGCCGCTGTCGTTCTCGCCGAAGGACATGGCCGGACGCGAGCAGATCGTAGAGGAGATCGCCGCCGTGTTCGGCGTTCCTGTCTCCATGCTGAAGGCGAACGACCCGAACCTCGCGAGCGCGACGGTGGGCTTCACGTCCTGGAAGGCGACCAGCGTGCTTCCGCTGATGCGAATGGACGAGGAGGTGCTGAATCAGACGCTGTTGCCGCTGTTCGGCATCGAGGATGATGCGTTCCTCGCTTACGACAATCCTGTGGGAGCCGACGAACGCTTTGAGTTCGAGAAGCGGCGCGGCTACGTCGCTGGCGGCATCATCACGGCGAACGAAGCGCGCATGATGGAGGGTCTTGAGGAGATGGCCGACGCGAACGCGGATCGGCTTCTCATCAACGGCCAGCCGCTTGGCGGCGTACCCGTCGCGCCGCCGTCGCCGTTCGGGCTGGCATCCGTCGATGGCGCGCCGATTCAACTGGCGAACAAGCCGACTGCGACGGGCGGGACGGCAACGCCTGAACTAGCCGCCGATCTTGCGCCGGAGGTCAAGACCAAGGACGCGCTCGGCGACTGCGTCTCCGACAAGGTCGGAAAGTTGATCGACGAGGGCTACGAGCAGGATCAGGCCGTGGCAATCGCGTACTCAATGTGCGGCGGCAAGGGCTTGGAGGAGTCCATCGGCAAGGCGGTCTCGGACATCGACACGAAGCCGCCGGAGTCCGTCGCCGCGAACGCGCGGCGTGCGCTCGACGTGCGCGAGACGAAGCCGGAGTCGGAACGCGGCATGACCGAGATTGGCATTGCGCGCGCGCGCGACCTCGCGAACCGCGCCAACTTGAGCGAGGACACCATCCGGCGCATGGTCGCATACTTCGAGCGCCACCAGTCCGACAAGAAGGGCGAGACGTGGGACGATCAGGGCAAGGGCTGGCAAGCGTGGCACGGCTGGGGCGGCGACGAAGGCTGGTCATGGGCAAAGCGCAAGGTCGAGGAGTTCGACCGCCAGCGCGAGAAGAAGTCGTGCGGCTGTGGCTGCGCGATGTCAAAGCGGCTGTCGCATCGCGCCGTGTGGGAGGACGCCGTATCCGATGGCATTCAGACCAAGAGCGCCGAGAGCGAAGGCGACAAGATCGCCAAGGACGAGGACAAGGCGGCGAAGGCCGTCTCCGACGTCTTCGACGCTCAGGTCAAGGACATACTCGCGCTGATTGCTGCCGCGCCGAGCCCGACGCGGGAACTGGTCGTGCAGGTCGAGAACGTGCTGAAGGCGCGGTCGTACCAGCGCGAGATCGTTGAGGCGCTGTCGCCGTATCTGCGCGAGGCAATCTCGGTCGGCGTTGACGTCGGCATCGAGACGGTGTCGAAGGTCGCAACCAGCGTCGATTTCTCCGTCGAGCGCCAAGACCTCGCGAAGTACGCCGAGAGCGAGTCGGTGCGTATCGCGCGCACGACGGCGTCAGGCGTCACGGAGCAGACGTCGGTGCGCGTCCGCGACCTGCTGGGAGACGGCTTGGAGAAGGGCGAGACTTCCGACCAGTTGGCCAAGCGGGTGCAGGAATGGGCAGACGGTCAGAAGGGCGAGGACGGATCGTGGAGCCGAGCGCGGACCATTGCCCGCACGGAGTCGATGCGCGCTGCGCGCGTTGCCGAAGTCGAAGCGTGGAAGGCGACTGGCGTGGTGACGGGCAAGACGTGGCTGCTCGCTCCGGACCCGTGCAAGTTCTGCGAGGCGGCGTCGAAGGCGTTCGGCGAGAAGTCCATCGGCCTCGATGATTCGTTCTTCAAGAAGGGGGACACTCTCACTGGCGCTGACGGCCGCGTAATGATCCTCGACTACGAGAACGTCAACGGACCGCCGCTGCACCCCAACTGCCGCTGCTCGATGCAGCCGAAGTTGACGCCGGAACTGGAATCCGTCTACGAGCGCATCAGACGCTCGGGAGCCATCGACCAAGCGCGCATCGCGCTCAACGCGGAGGTGAAGGAATGACCCCGAATCGCAAGGCTCTCCCCGCACGTCTTGAAGGCACGCCGCGCGGATTCACCGCCGTGATTACCGCAGAGACAATCGACCGGGACGGTGAGGTACTCGTGCCTCAGGGCATGAACGCCACCGAGTTTGAGCGCAACCCGGTGCTTTTCTGGAATCACGACTACTCGCAGCCTGTCGGCAAGAGCGTCGGACTGAAGCGCCGGGATCGCGACATCGTCGGAGAGTTCACGTTCGCGCAGCGGCCCGATGGCTACGTCGGCGAGTTCTTTCCTGAGGTCACCGCCGCGCTGGTAGGCCAAGGCATCGTGAACGGAGTCAGCGTCGGCTTCGTGCCGGAGGACGGCGGCGCGCGCCGCGCGACGGAGGTTGACCGCAAGAAGTACGGCGGCAACGTCTCGACCGTGTTCTCTCGGTGGAAGTTGCTTGAGGTTTCGCTTGCTCCGCTGCAAGCGAATCCGGAGGCGCTCATCACCGCAGTCCGCAAGGGCGTGATGTCGCCAGTGGCCGCAAAGAAGTGGTTCGGCATCGAAGCGCCGAAGCGCGTTGTCGTGACCGTCAACGTCCCCGCGCTCTCAACCAAGACGAAGCGCGCGCCGATTGACGTAGACAGCATCGTTCGGCGCGAGATCGCGCGGGCGAAGGGCGCGATCTACCTACCGCCCGGTTGATCCTACGGCGAGTGCCTGAAAGACAACCTAGGGAAGAAGGCGACCGCGCAAGACGGAGTTTTCACATGAAGACCATGAACATCAGCGACTTCTCGACCGTGCTTGAGAAGGCCGCGAAGCAGAAGGGCGAAGCGGGCGTCATCGCTCAGAAGTCGCTCGTCCTCGAAAACTACATGATCGTTGACGAGGCTGGCATGGCCGTCGATCCCGCGTCGCTCGACGTCGTGATCAAGGCCGCAGCGCCCGCCGCTCCCGAAGTCGAGAACGACGGCTTCGATGCCGACGCGGTGGCAAAGGCCGTGCGCAAGTCGCTCGCGCAAGAAGTCCTCGCGTCGAAGTTCTACGTCCGCGCGGAGATCGCGAAGGACGGGGACACCGCTCGCACCTTCGGAGCCCTCACGCACCTCAAGAGCAAGGAGACGGCGTACCAGATGGGCC